TAGTGCTGGGGGGACTAACTACCTCGGGGCGGCACAAGCTGCCGGTAATTGGGGAACTGGAGTTTATAACGCCCAACAAGGGATGCAGGGTCAGGCTCTCGGCGGCCTGGCTGGCCTAGGCGCAGCCTATATGATGGCCCCCGCAGCGGCTTCAGGGGCTGGTGCGGCTGGCGCTGCTATGATGCTGGCCTAACTAAGGAGATATTTAATGCCTTCCCCAAACCTTCTTTTAGACCCTTCCCTCCAAGCTCAAGCGGAACAGCAAGCCCGCATGGGGCAGGGTTTTCTAGACTCTTCCGTGCAACCGCTGTCTGGGGTAAATACTGGACAATTCTATGTTGCACCCTCACCTCTCCAAGCACTGGCTAAGGTTTTACAGGCTCGGACAGGCAAGCAGTTACTTGACAGTTCTCTGCAGAAAAGTCAACAGGCCTGGCAACAGCAGATAGGTATGATTGCTGGGAATATGTTCGGGCAGGGGGGTGCTGGGAGTCTACCATACCAACCAACGCCAGCTCCAGGAACTACTCCAGTAGCGCAACCGAGTCCGGAGTCCATGCAAGCTGGGCCGACTTTGCAGGGTAATCCTGCAGGAAGTGTCTCTGGGGACTTAGCGACAGCTTTGAGCAATAACTTGTCCCAGAGTAGTGGCGGCCCTGTGCAGCCGACTACTCCTTTAGCCTCTTCGGTTCAGGGAGCTGTGCACAGCGACATACCAGATGACCTAGCTGGCGCCTTTCCAGGGTTGACTAAGAGCCAACTGCTTATGCGAGCTTTAAGTGATAGTACAAGTTTCAATAAAACCAGAGATGAGTACAATTTGCAGAGAGGGGCACTGACTAATGACCAGAAGAATGCGAATGATATTGCTTCGACTTATGTCCCTAGTGCTGGTGGCGCCACCTCTGCGCAACTAAGGACACTTATACTTTCAGGCCCCAATACGCGCACAATAGCTATCGGCGCTGACCAGTTCCCCTTCAGCCCGATTTCTGGTGTGCCTCCGAACTTCCAGACTTTGCCGAAAGCACCTGTCGGAGCTTCTGCTGGTTTCAGTAGTGGGCAGCCTGTTATCTCTGCTGTGCCTGGAGGTTATGACTCTGTCTACAACTCTTCCTTAGCACAATCTACTGGAGAAGTTCCAAAAGAGGCAGCTATTAAACTTACCCAAGGTATGATGCACCCTGTAGAGGCTACAGATGCTTTTGGGAATAAGACAACTAACTATGCTGGGAACATGCTGCCTATCCCCCCAGCTATAGTCGGTATGATGCACGGAGTTATGCCAGGAGGTGCTTCTGCTTATGGACCTGGACCGTCCGAAGCCCAGCCACCTGGACAACTTGGAACTCAGACACCTGTGCAAGGTCAACCGCCCGCTGCCCCAGGCCAGGCATCACTTACCCAAGGCGTTCCTTCAGCTATCAGCCCTGCAAATGCAGCTTTCTTCGCCCAGCAGGGAAAAGCTACTGGTGACTTAGTTACACAATACCAGCATGACGCAAATGCGGCGCAACTCGGAGCTTTTAATGCTCGACAAGTTCTAAGTTCTCTCGCAACCGACCCTACAATGACTGGACCGAATCAGCCATTCTTCTCTAAGATTGCTGGTACGCTTTCTGACGTCCCAGGCATTGGCCCTCACCTCCTCGGGGCTGCTCAAGGTTACACCGCTGACCGTCAATATGTAGTTAAAGCTCTGGCCCAGTCACAGGCAGCTAGATTCCAGCAACTCGGCGGTACAGGTTCAGAAGCACACTTAGACCTGGCTACAGAAGGTAGTGCTGGGCCAGCTATGTTCGGGCAGACAGTGCAGAAGCTGATGCAGCAAGAGCTGGGGCTAAATCAGGCTACTCAGGCTAAGAATACCTGGATGAGTCAAGGATTATCTACCAGCCCGAATCCAGTAGCTACTCACCAACAGATGCAGTCTAACTGGAACCAGAATTTTAACTTAAAAGCCTTTGAGTACTTGAATAATCCTGCTATGGCAGCTAAGGAAATACCAGCTATGACTCCAGCAGACAAAGCTAACATCTTCAAAGCGGCTACTTGGATGAAGCAGAATGGTATAGATACTATGACAGGGGCGCAGTAATGAGTGCGGCCTTAGATTCACTTATGCAGATGACAGCCCCAAGTTCTGGGGTTATTGCTGCTCCTACAGCCTCTCCGGCATCCGTCAGCTCTATAGATAATTTGATAGCTTTGAGTGCACCAGGGTCTGGTACATCAACAACTGTGCCTAAGTCTTCCGGTATATTCGACGGCACTTTGCAAGCTCTTGGGCACAACCTAGCATCTCCTGTCTATGGGATAACTCAAGGCATAGAACACGGTATAAATGCTGGTATACAGGCAATAGCCCCAGGAACTGCTGTAGCTAACTATGCCCAAGGGGCAGTCAGCCAATATGACAAAGCTATACAAGACTGGAAAAACAAATATGAAGCTACAAAATCGAATTCTCCAGGTTCTTGGGTTGGGGCTATTGCTGGTGGGGCTGCCCCTCTCCTTGTTGGTGGTCTTGCTGAGGGGCTTACTTCTCTTGGGGAAGGTGTTGCTGCAAGAGTTGCGCCTCTACTTGGGGAGACGGCTGGAAAGGTTGCGGGCGGCACTGCTCAGGGGCTTGCTGTAGGAGCGACTAATCCAGTTACATCTGGAGACTATGGACAAGGATTACAAAACAACCTTACTGGCGGGGCTATTGCCGGAGGGGGTCTGAACCTAGCTGCAAGTTCCGCCGGACCAGCCGCAAACTACCTTGGAAAAGTTTCCACAGACTTGTTCCCTACAGCTGCCAATGCAACGAAGCAGGAAATAGATAACTTCGCTAAAATAGCTGGGGAGAATCTGCCGAGTTGGCTCACAAAAATGCAGGGAGCAAGTAGCCCTATCCCTGGCTATCAGCCGACTACGCAAGAGGTTTTACAAAATGCGGAAGTTAATAGGCTTGCAGCTTCTGCCGGAAAAGCTAATGCCACAGGGGTTATAGCTAGGCAAGAAGGTAATAATGCAGCTTTAGCTAATGCACTTAAATCTATTATCCCAACACAAGCTGCTGTAGATGCCGAAGCTGCCGCAAGGCAGCAGATTAGTCAGAATAATATAGCGTCTGGTCTCATGCACTACCAGCCAACAATACCTGTCGGAGACTTAGCTGCAAGCATTCAAAGGTCGGGAGATAGTATGAACTCCCAGGTAGGTACGGCTGCCACAAACTTCTTGCAGAATAAACTTGCTAACTCTATAGAAAATGTACCTATAGCTGGGCCACTGCCTCAAGGAGATCTTATCCGTGACCCTCTAACTGGTAGGATGACCTCCGCTAGAGAAGTTCCAGATAGGCCAGTTGTCGCAAGAATCTCCCCAGAGAACTTAGATGCTCTGCGTAAAGCTATGAATAATGAAAACTTTGGTACTGGTATCATGCCTAAAGTTATCGATATGCTCGGCGGAGACAAGTTTCAACAAGACTACCTGAATGCTTATAGCAGTAATTTTCAGCTAAAGAATGCACAGGACTTAGGAAATAAACTAACAACACTTTTAGGTAAGTCTAAAGCAGACCAAGCTGGGACAGAGATACCTACACTAGCAGGTCTTGTAAACACACTGCGGTCAGGGGCAAATGCTTCTGACTATGCACTCCCGCAGGCTGTCCAAGATACTGGTGAGAATGTGGTGCAGGCTCTGATGAACAATAAAGCTTCTTCTACTGCCAACGGGGCTCTTGCCCAAACGCCTACCCCAAGCACCGCACTCGGAAAAATGCTTATGGGGGAGAACTACTCTGGACCAACAACTGGGGGTAAGGCTTTAGCCGGTGCATTAGGAGCTGCCGTCGGGCATCTTGTCCCTATCGAAGGCCTAGTAGGCATTGGGGCGGACTTGGCAGGTGCTGGTGGCGGCATACATTATCTGCCAAGACTTGCGGAAGCTATGCAAGGGCAGCAAGCTATTGCACGAAGTAAATTACTACTAAATCCTAAAGAGTTTGCAGCAGCCATCCTTGCAAGACAGGCCGAATTGCAATCTCCAGGGCTAAATGTAACAGTACCTTCAGTGCTTACGAGCCTAGCGGCTAAAGCTGCTCAATAGGTAGTTTGCGCGCATTATGATAGCATACTACACGCAAGAAAAAGAGAGGTAAGACAATGGCAAGAGTTAATGGTATCTATAATCTTCCTGCAGGCAATCCTGTCGTCACCGGTACAACTATAGCAGTATCCTGGGCCAATAGTACAATGCCTGACATAGGCGCGGCGCTTACAGATAGTTGGTGCAGGGACGGGGGAACTCCTCCTTATACTAATATGCCTATGGCTGGGTTTAAGTTTACAGGTCTCGGTCCAGGAACTTTGGCTGGGGACTCCGCTACTTTTGGGCAGCTTACTTCTGCAGCTTTGGTAGCACAAACTGGTACAGCCACAACTGGTAATGACAGTGGCGCAGTTAATGCTTTGGCCCTTACACTCTCTCCAGCCTTAACTTCTTACACTCCTGGAATGCTCTTCTCGATAAACAGGATAGTTGCAACTAATACAGGTGCCTCGACTATAGCAGTTAATGGCCTGACCGCCCTGCCAATTTCAAGTGCTTTTGGAGCTTTACAAGGTGGGGAGTTGCTCATAAATGCTGATGCACTGCTTCGCGTAAATGCTGCCGGAACTGGTGTAGAACTTGTCCAGACAAGTGGAAACTTCCCAGTTAAGGTAGGGGTGGCGAGTGGGCAGGCTATTAATCTTGGGCAAGCAGATGGTAGGTATGCCGCACTTGCTGGGTTAAATACGCAAGTTTTCAGTGCCGCAGCGGCGGTAACAGCGGCAGAAGTGGTTAATCTTGGGCAGGCGGATGGTAGGTATGCTCCAATTGCCTACACACAATTCGGGACAGTAATAAATGGAAACATCACACTAACCGCCGCGCAATCAGGAACCACTTTTGAGATTGCCTCCGGAGTGGTAACTCTTCCTGCTGTTGCGGCTGGCTTGCGCTTTAGATTCATTGGCACAGGTGGAGGATCTGGTGTGATCGCAGCACCTGCCGGAGGTATAAACTATCCCGACGGTACGGCTGTTATTAGTGCAAATACAGTGCCAATAACTGCGCTCACCACATGGGAGATTATAAGCGATGGTACAACTTGGCTTATCACAAACACCAGTGGGCAAGTAATTACTAAAGCGGCAACCGCGAATAATCAGGCTGTTACTTTTGGTCAAGCTATACCAATCAGGACGGCAAATGTAACACCGGTGTTAATTGCTGGTGGGGATGCTTGGACAGTCTCTCACTCGCTCGGGTATGTTCCATTTTTAGCCGCAGTTGAATATGTGAATTTGGTCGCCGAACAGGGGTTTTCGGTCGGGGATGTCCAAGAAATTATAGCGGAATGGAATGGGACTACTCAAGGAATGCTGGGCAAATGGAAAAATTCCACACAGGTCGGTGTTAAGTGTCTTACGGGATATACACCAATGCTAAAAAATAAATCCACTGGCGCAGATTTCACCCCCACTGCCGCAAACTGGGCATATCGTTTTGTCTTGAGGTAATGATGACAATAGCTATTACAACACAAATATTTACTGATCCGACTGGGGCTATTCAGGTAGTCTATGCAGGGCAGGAAATACCCTCGAATTATATTCCTTGGACAGCACCAGTCCCAACTTCTGTGCAGTTACTTGCTACTGCCCAGACTGCACAAAGCGTTATTATAACTGCTGCTTGTATTGCAGCAATTACTAATGGCATTGCCTCCAGTGCTCTGGGTTCTGCATACACCTACCCAACCAAGCCAACAGACCAAGTTAACCTCACTGCAAATGTAGTGGACTCACTCATGTCTGCTGCGCAAGTAGCTGGTTGGACTACGCCGCAGATGTGTATGAACTCTTCCGGAGTTTGGGCTTATGTTCCGCATACCGCTGCACAGATACAGCAAGTTGGTAATGATGTGAAAACTGCTATTGCAGCGGCACTTGTTAAGAAAAACAACCTTCTTGGGCAGGTCGCAGCGGCAACAACAGTTACTTCTGTGGAGGCAGTCATATGGTAGTTTATAACTTGAAACGCTATCTGCTTAATATACTATTATGGCTGGATATAGGTTGTAATGTATTTATCTTCGGAGGTTCACCTTACGAAACCATGAGCAGCAGGGCAGGCAAGCGCGCAGAGAAAGGGGAAGTTTGGGCTTGTAAAGTTTGTAAAATTTTAGCCGCTGTCCTAGGCACCCATCATTGTGAGAACTCAGAAGTTCCCAGTTACGGCGATAACCTTAAGAAAGATTAAGTATGGAATCTATGGAAGAACAGCTTGACCTACTAGACCCCGAAAGTTCAGAGTTTAGCAACACTGCAGAAGTTAGAATTGCACAAGCAGTAGTTGCCCATATGCAAAAACATAAGCATGTACTTTGGCAGGATAGCGAGACCCATGCGGAAGAGCATACGTTTATAAAAGAACTTATACACGCTAATCATATTAAACTTCTAGCAGAGCAGAAAAAACATGAGCGCAGGGAAAGAGTTATAGAGAGGGTTACGGGAAGTGTGGTTGTAAGCGCGGTTCTAGCTGGTACCGCTATTGTAGGTTCTGGTGTTATTGATTGGCTAAAGGGGCATTTAAAATGACAAGTTTACAGTTAGCAATGGCTTTTACACTTAAAGCTGAAGGACTCTTCACAGTAGATAATGGAGGCCCAACAATGCACGGCGTCACTCAAAGTGTTTATGATAAGTACAGATTGGCGCATAAACTAGACTCACAATCTGTAGCCCATATTTCTATGGAGGAGGTTGAAGAAATAATGACCAGAGGGTATTGGGAACCTGCCCATTGTATGGATATGCCAGAGAAGTTAGGAATTGCTACTTTTGACTGGGCGTATAATCACGGAGTTAAAGGTGCTATCGAGACCTTGCAAAAATGTCTTGGGGTTGCTTATGATGGAGTCTTCGGCCTCAATACTAAAGCCGCACTTGCTGCAGCCCCCCCTAGCATACTTCTGCAATTTCTAGATGCGCGCCGCGCTTGGTATGAGGCCGAAGCTCTACATTACCCAGCTACCTTTAACAAGGACTTACGTGGTTGGCTGAATAGAGTAGATGCACTTGAGATTTACTTACATGGATTGGAGGAATAGAAAATGATTAGTTCTCAGATGGGTAACTTCTTTGCCAAGGTAGTTTTACTTGATGCTACGCCGATTATTATGAATATGCAAGGGGCTCCTATACCCTGCCTAGTTAGTGCTTATCCTAATACAGGAACTGCAGACAGCGTCTCTGTGGAACAGAGTAATGACCAAGGGCTTACTTGGAATGCGGCTTTTGTTATACCGGCTACAGCTGCAGCAGCCAACCAGCAACTTAATTCTGGCTGTACTCACCTACGCTGCACAAGGACTGCGGGAACTTCTGCATTATCCTATGTAACAGTTTGCTAACTTCTAAGGAAGATATACCATGAAAAACCTTTCGCCCATTGCACTGCTTCTAGCAGGTTTATTTTTAAGCCTTTCTACCGAAGCAGCCACTAATGGCAACTTTGCCGGACTACCAGTTACACAGGCTACTAACGCAACCAATGTTAATGGCGGAACTGTAGCCACCACCTCAATCTCAAACTCCGGCGGCTACACGCAGACTGGGACGGCGGCGAATACGTTTAGTGGTCTGGTGAGCGCGAGTTCAGGGCAGTTTACTGGTGCAGTTGCACCCGCGTCGGGGGTAGGTGTTGAGATACTAGATACTGGAGTAACTGGCAGGGTGCAAAGCTATGATCGGTCTAATAGTGTATTCACACCGCTTGATCTCGATGCTTCGGCATTAACTCTGTCGATTAATTCGGTGAGTGTGATGACAGTTGGCAGTTCAGGTGCATCTATATCTGGCTCGCTATCTTCTACGGGTGCGATAACATCGAACTCAATCTCAAACTCCGGCGGCTACACGCAAAACGGGAAACTACTCTTATCCTCTACAGCCCCGACGATTGCTAGCGGATTCGGCACAACACCAAGCATAGTAAATAGCAATGGTACTGCGTCATTCGCGGTCAACGTGGGAACGGGCGGCACTGCATCCAGCGGAGTTGTGACACTTCCAGCGGCTACAACAAACTGGAATTGCGCGGTAGTCAATCCATTGTCCGGTGCCGGTACTCTGACCCAGCAATCAGCGCATACCTCGACAAGCGTGACGCTGACAAATTACACAATATCGACCGATGTTGCTGTAGCTTGGACAGCATCGTATGTGATCGAGCTTAACTGCGTGGCGAAATAAGGAGATTTAATCATGGACTGGAAGACTATAGGAAAAGAACTTGCAGATATTGGCCTGCCTCTCCTAGGTGCAGCATTACCATTCCCAGGTGGGGAGGCACTAGGCTCTGCACTTGCTGCTGCTATCGGACAACCAGGTGCTGCGCCTGAAGTTGTACTTAACGCGTTAAAACAGAACGCTTCTGCACTTAGTGCAGCTAAAACCTTTGAATCTGCACAACAAGTTAACATACTTAAACTGCAAATAGATGCGGAGATTGCAGCTAGAAATGCGGAGAGCGCTGATATCGCTGTGGTTAATACAACTATGCAGGAAGAGGATAAGGCATCTGCAAGCGAAGCCTGGTACCAGAAAGCATGGCGGCCAGCTAATGGATTCTCCGTAGCCCTAGGTAGTTTTGCGTCTGTCATAGCAGTTTGTTATTTATTCTATCGTGCAATTGTGGATAAAGATGTAACTGCCTTATCCGTAATCCCTTCTCTTGCAACTGCTATAGCTACAATTCTAGCAGTTCCTGGTGCAGCTGTTGGCATAGCAGCCTGGCACAGAGGCAAGATGCAGATAGCCCAGGTTACAGGTGCTTCTTCTCTTCCGGCCAATAGATAAGTACTAAGAGTGCTGGCAGAAGCTGCCTAACTGCCAGCAAAATTATTATAATAGCCCACTTCATACTGCCACCTCCGTTTTGATATAAGTCAAGTAAGGCACACCTTCTTTAAGTTCTACACGAACAAATCCTGCCTTAACGCATCCAGCTAATATATCCTCAAAATTCTTTAGGTTTGGAAACTGCGCATGTACCTGCCTGTAAGCTAATTGGTACTCTACAGAACCTTTCAAAGCTAGAAAACGCATAAGTAACTGCCCCCCATTCGCGCCCTCACTTTGCCCGACTTGCTTAAACACCATTTTCATATCAGCTTCTAAGTCTGTCACCATCGAATAGGCTAGTTCTAGGTGTGAGAGTTCTATACGACAACTATCCCCCTGTGCCGCAGATATAACCATAGCAAGTTTATGCATGTGTGTTTGCTTTCTGGCGATGTAGTTTCTATAATACTCTGAGTCAACCGCACTCAAGTTTTTCTTGCTATAGTTATCCTTATACCATAACTCCCCCCAGTCCATAGCTTCATCACTTATCTCAAACTCTCCACTCAGCTTGTTTATCTCTGCCAGGTCTTCGGTAAGCCTCTCTCCCATAAGCTGTCTGTCTATGTTAATAACTGACCTTTTAGGGTAAGCAGTATATTGCTCCTTAGCCTCGGCATAGATAAATAAGCATCTAGCAGTAAATCCTCCGCCGATAGAATACTCAGAGAAATTGTCAGCAATCCAACTTGGTGTCGTACTTCCTATGATATTTACCCAAGGATTTTTCAGCTCATCATCCCCAGAATGTTTTGTCCACTTATCAAACGACTTCCCATCATAAAGGTTGACGAACATATCCAGCATTTGCTTATCATCAGGATTTATAAGGTTACCGAATTCTGAAGATTCAATAGTTAAGGCACTCATAACCTGAGGTTTTCCTGCATATTCGAAGACAGTCTCTGACTTAACTAATCCAGAGACAAGAGCTTCCCAAGTAACTACACTCGGACCAAATTTAACTCCTTCCACTTTCCTGAGTAAGTCCATAGCTATACCCGCAGTCGTAGATTTTCCTACAATACCTGGCGGGGCTACAAAAATAATATAAAAGTTAGGGTACCAGCGAAAATGTACCATATCTATCCATACTTTCCTTTGCAGCGCTCCAGCTATAGCAGAAACCCCAGACCAAAAATATAGCCGCTTAGGAGCTTCCCCATGCGCGGTATATTCAAGGAATGTCTTTAGCCAATCTTTATAGTGTCTCCCCATGCTAGCCGCAGTCGCCCCAAGAAGTTAGTGAAGTCTTAATACCTACAGGAATAATTAGTGGGTCGGCATAAGGAAGTACAATTGCAGACTCCTCTAAAATCCTCGCCTCATAGTAAGCTGCATTCTCTATAGGAAACTGCCCGCCTAAGGAGTCGTGTACTTGGAGCAATACTTCAACCTCCTTAAGGTTATCATAAATGTTTCTGTAAGCATGATTGATGAGTATAGCTACTGTTGACTGTGGGATCCAAGCAGCTACCTCATTTACAAGTGTCCCTTCTATCCGCTCAAGGATATTAAACCTATACCCAAAAATATTTTCGACAACTCGGCGAGAAAATATCTGATTGCGAAGCTCATCCTGCCAGAGTTTTATCTTTGGAAAGCGGGAGAAGTACCAAGCCTGTGTTCTTTCGGCTTCATGAACAAGCAAGCCAAGGCGCTCAGCTAGTCCTTTAGCCGTTCCTAGATAGTGTGTCCCGTGACAAAAGGACTTAAACGTCTGCCTCCTTGGGTCTTTCTTGTCTATAGTCTTGTCCTGATAGAACTCCTTAGCAACCTCAGTATAAGGGTCTAGACCTTCTCTTAGCATACTCTTCATCTCACCTTCGTCGCTCTCCCACACGACTATGCGCAAGTCCGCCGAGGAGAGGTCGATGTCGAAGAACATTTTGCCCTCATCAGGAATAAATAACTTTCTAACATTCGGCAAACTCATTGTAGCAGTTTCTCCTCCTTTAGGTATATTCTGCAGGTTCATGCCAGTACCAAAAGCATTTTCAGAGCTAGAGAAACGGTAAGTATCCGTACCAGCTATCTTAAAAGTAGACCTCATGCGACCATCGGAATCTACTGGGGCGGCGATGAAGGTAGAGTTAAATACGCTCAGACTTCTTAACTCGCTTATCTGCTGAACCAGCGGCAATAGTAAAGGTTCTTTTGCCGCCAGCTTATGCAAAGCCTCATCATCGCAGGTAGGTTTTTTGGTCTTTCTACTGATAACAGGTCTCTGCTGTAATATGGTGTAGAAATACTCCATCATCTGAACTGGGGAAGCTGTATTCAATTCCTTCCCACATACATCGTTTATCCAGTCCCTACGGTATTCAATGGACTGTGCGAGCTCAAGTGCTAATCTCCCTCTTTGTACAAAGTCCAGCCTAAGACCTCTTTCCATAGTTTCCAGCACTGGCTCGTAGAGAGACATCTGAAAGTCAAGAACCTTCATCATGTCTAGGGACTCAGCTAACTGTAGCAAAGAACTGCAAACTTCTAAAGTAGCCACAGCATCCTTACAGTTATACCTCCAAAGCTGCTCTTCCCCTGTGTGCATGTCCCAAGTCTTCCCCTCGTCTTTCCAATAAGTATGATGCTCACAGTACATAGAAGATAGATAACCTAATCCCTTTTCCATATTGGAGAACAGGGAGTGCTGCATTATCATAGTGTCGTAGAAAATCCTTGGATGAAAGTACCAATGGCGAAAGATGTATTGAGCGTCGTAATGAAAGTTCTGGCCTATACCCCTACAATTTTCGGCAGTGAGCAAGGTTCGAAGTAGCCAAACAATCTCAAGCTCCTCTTCGAGGGAAAAATAGCCTGAAACCTCTTCTGTGCGCATAAAGGGAATGCAGATAGCACTCCTAGTATTCCAGGCTAATGCTATACAGGCTATATGACCGCTGCGGGTCTCAATATCTATTGCTAGATTTAACTCTCCTTTTTCCACTTCTCTTATAAGACTGGATAGAACGGCTACTGTCTCATAGTAACTTGCGCGTATTATGAAGTCATAATCCACGTGGACTATTTCCGCCGATAGACTCTCTCTCTTTGCCCTTTTTAAATCATGGATAACTACTGGGCGGTAAGACAGCTGCCTGTTCAACATCACTGGGGCAATTGTGGGTATAACTTTAACTGGCGCACCAAGACAATCACTTACCAACTCTGAACCTCTCCAAGAAGTAATCCCCCACTTACCGGTTAGGAGCCACATGCTTACATTTCCAAGTGCTATAATGACGTTCGGTCGGCAGAAGCCTATCTCTTGAAAGAGCACTCCTGCATCTGCGACTACGGAAGGCATCACAGACTTATCTCCAAGAATCTGATGCTCTCTTGTGATATCTTTCTTTGTTACAGCTATCAAATTTCTTATATCGCCCTCTCTTGGCGGAGTTCGTAAAGCCCAAGTAACAAAACATTCGCTTCTGGAAATACCTGCGGCCCTAAGCACATCGTCAAAATCTCTTCCAGAATAGCCAGCTAAAGGCACACCTTCTTTAAGGTCTACTTCAGAAGGCCATTCTACCACTATCATAATCTTTGCCGGACAAGGGCCTGATGGTTGTAACATAACTACTCCTAGAAAAGTGAGGTTTGGGCATCTAATTTCTGCAACCTTTCCAGGGCAATGCCGAAGTATTCCTGGCTTTGCTCTAGCCCGACCGCACGGCACAGATGGCTGTGGCAGGCAGGGAAGATGGTACCAGTTCCGGCAAAAGAATCTAGGACCAAATCCCCAGCACTCACACTACGTTTTAGCAGATTTTCATATAAAGCTACGGGTTTCTGCGCTCCGTGGGTTAGGTTCTCGTCAGCCATTGTAGAGACTACGTCCGGATATATCTGCGTAACTTCCTTTTTACCCTTAATGGCATAAAGTAATATCTCGTACTGCCTTCTCGGGCCAGATTCCGGCAAAGGCACTCTTCCAGAATTAGTTTTAACATTTATCATCGGAGTTCTAAAGACATACCAGCCAGCCTCCTGCATCATAAGTTTCAGTTCGTGAAAGTTATCAATGTCGCAAAAGATATAGGCATGAGCTTTATCCTTAGCTATATTGAAAGAGAGTTCGCACCATACTCTCATAAGCTTCTGCCAGCTCTCATAAGAGTCTTCATATATATGAGTAATGCCTGAAAACTTCCCGCCTCCGTCAGAAAAATTATTTGCCCCCATACCATAAGGAGGGTCTGTTAGTATCACATCAAAGCGTTCAGAACCTTCTTTAATGTAGTCAGCCATCCAAGTCAGGCAGTCCACATTAAAGATTTTATGCAGTTCTTTTGTGAATGTCTTTCCTACAGTGGCTGCCAAGGCTGTACTTCTTTCTGTATTCTCTTGTTTCTTAAGCAGCTTAAAGGCTTCATCCATAGTTTTGGCCTTAGAGACAATCGGATTGTTTAAGTGTTTTGCCACTATCAACTCTTTCCTAATATTATCTCCATACCAGCCATCGGCTCTGCCAACAACCTCAACTGCAAGCTCACTAATAGTATGAGAAGCCCCAGCTTCTTTAGCCTGAGCCTCCCTAAGATTTTTCAGCCGCTCCAGTGCACTGGCGTGCTCCTGCCAGGTTAAATCTTTTCTCTTCAGGTTCTCGTCTAGCTCCGCCTCTTCGGCAGCAAGTATAGAGAGTTCGCCGAGCATAGTAACGGGTATATGCCCTAAAGGCACTACTTGGTTATCAAACTTATATTCCGTACCGAACTCATGCAGCATCTTTTGAGCAATAAGTCTGCGCTCTCCTGCTACGAGATAGAAGCCTTCAGCAGTACTGCGCACTACAACAGGATGGAAAAGACCGTTCTGCGCGATAGAGTCGGCTAGTTCCTGAAGTGCTTTCTCATCAAAAACTTGGCGCTGGCGGTTGGGGGCTAGGTTTACGGCGGGTATCGGGATAATTTGCATATGGTAGCCTATATATGGTGGGTTGATGGGGCTAATTTAACGATATGGGTATCGTTTTAGGCGTTGTTCTATCATCAATATAGGGTTACCCCAAAACGATAGAACAACGCCTAAAACGGGCGATTCTATTCGCCCGTGAATTACTAATTACATGGCCACAACACCCTGCACTTCTGCAAAGATAGCGGGGTCAGCAGGATTTCTGTCATCAATACGATGTCCGACAGTCACCTTTGCGAACTGGCCAACAAGCTGGCTTGGGGAGAAGGCTTTTCCAGGTTTATTCAGACCGACAGCCTCACGCAGGCGACCAAGACCCACATTTTTACCCTTTCCGGTGTCGAGTTGACCAGTTTCTGTCATCTCTAACATGATGCCCTGCTTAACAGTCACTTTGTCACGCCCGAGTAACTTCTTAACCCCAGCGTCATCTAAAGACCAGATAACGTCAAGTGCCATGCCTGCCATGTTCGGGTCTTTCTTGCTGACCCAAGGACGAGGCTCAACTTTTTCAATAACTGCGGTATAGTCGCCAACAGGGATAGGGACTAGCTTAGTGTCGTTTGCTCCGGTAACTTGCTGAGAAAGGAATGTGGCTGGGTCGAATGTAAGTTTTGTCATGATTTTTCCTTGGTTTAAGTTTATGGTTTAGATTTTCTGGTTGCACAACTACTACATATTCTCTTACCCAGAGCTAGGAGAAATTTAATACTTAGAAAGATAAGTCCCAAGGCCAGAAGCCATAAAGCTATAGGGTTATGGACTGTATGCTTATGCCTCACACAACGCCACCACGCGACTTCCATTTTTTAATAATCGGCCCGAAATCCGGTGAGATATCTGAAGCTATTGGCAGATTTCTCGTCTTAACATCGGCCTGAGCTGAGGCAGTATCCCAACTCCAGTCAGTCCCAGAACGTGTGGCCAGGATTACGTCAGAGAACATGGAAGGCAGTTTCGGAGGAAGGGCTTTTCCTAGCGTACTTACCATTAGCTTTACTCCTCCGAGGATTAAATCCGTTTCACGCTCTACGTGGGCTAGGAGGACAAAGTGCGCCCTGACATCATCGGTAAGCAGTCTAAGCAGAGTCTCCAGCTGCCCTTGAGCTACCCCCCACTCACTCGGAGAGATAACGGGCTTACCACCGATAACCATAGACATCGCAGTTCTCGACATACCAGTCAAACCGTCGATCACAATAGCTCGATTAGTTCCCCAATCAGACACTGCCCCAAAGTTTGCGCCAGTTCGATCATCGACGAACTCGTTGAGAACCTGCAGCAGTCCCATATATTTCCCATGTTTGTTACGATCAGGATCAACCATCTTGGTAAGTGCATCGTATGAGAATGTATTTACTTTTTTAGCATTTGCATAAAGCTCGTCTAAGGATGCCCGCGTTCCACGAAGGGTGTGCCAATGAAGGTTTTCTGGGATAACTAGGCCTCTGTCAGTATAGTAGCCGAGTAAACTTTCTAGACCTGATTCTAGGGCAAGATAGAAGACTTCGATACCAGAGTCAACTAGAGTACCAATGGAAAAAGTCTTACCTGTCCCAGCTGGCCCCATAAGTAGTACATTAACACCGGCAAGACTTTCAATTTGTTCCGACATTTTGAGACTCCTTTTTAAATTTACGTCTGGCGACAATCCTGTCCTCCTGCAGAATGCGAATGTGAGCTAATGCTATCTTAGCAGACTTCGCAACATCAGGGAGTATATGAGAGAACCTTGAAAATTCCCCTAAAGTTTTCAGTTGGCTTATACAGCTCATAAGCACAAACTGCGTATAATTCTCTTCCCAAGCCTCAATCTGAGCTTTTGATAACTCTTTCTCCGCCTTATACTTTTTCATCGTCACAACTTTCCCTAAAATGTTTAACTGCTAAATCAACCTCCCGAAGGTAGAGTTCCTTCGGAAAATTGTCTTGGAACTCGTGGTCAGTACCTCTAAGAAGGCTACCTGGATGCATCATTGGTAAGTAATTACAACCCTCACAGCTTACAGTCTCCACCATCCAAGGCTGCAGCTGCTCGCCGATGTATAAAGGCATTCTTGCCCACACCTCTCCGCACTTTGGACAAAAAACAGCTTTACTAAACTGCTCCGTTGAACCAAAGACTTCTGGAATGATTTTATCTGCCTCCAAACGACCTTCGATAAAGAAACATCTTCTAACCTTTCTGTGCGCGGAATATGGCATCATAACACACGCGGATTAACCGACATGCCCCCAGCTTTCCTCATACTCCGCAACGGTTAATTCTTTGCGCAGCAGCGGATCCCAGACCCTCTTCTCAAAGTAAATTGGCAGCCACTGTTCAGGTTCCTTAGCCTTGCAAACTTGCCTAAAGATACAACCTCCATACTCTGCGCAAGCGTGGTCAAGCGACCAATCCCAGATACCACTCTCCCAAGCCTGTATCATACGCTTTATATCTCGCAAAGTTTGTGCAAGCCAGCGTTCAATTTCCCAATCTTGGCGATAGGTCAGTACTTGTTGCGTTTCGTACTTAGTCTTTAGGATACTAACACCGCGAACAATAGCCCCCTGCACAGGAATACCTGCCTGTTTGCTTGCCCAGCAATAGGCAGTAAACTGCGAGCGTAAATCCCACTGACGCGACCAAGATGCCCCGAGTTGGCTTGTCGTCTTTTCATCAAAGACATAGACGCCGCCAGCAAACTCTGCTATCATGTCCGCACGACCAGTATAGAGTATTGGGTCGCCGGTTACGGGATGGTTTATTGGCAGAGGTTCTGCAAAACTAAACTCAATAGCTCGCTGGCCATTAAGGAACTCCACCGGATTAGTGCCATCTGCCCCTAGAGGATATTCGGAGAAATAAAACTCCAAAGCTCCGGCCATCCTTTGCGCCGATTTTGGGCTCTCCGGCGGGCAGCTAAATTCTCCGTAAGCACTTAAAAGTGCATTCAGACCAATTCCTATAGACTCCTCAGCAGAGAGTTTCTGCACGAAAAAAGCATCCCTAGCCTTCTCAATACCTTTGGCAAAGGCAGCTCCGGCTATTAAGTGTACGCTCTCTGTCTGCGGTTTCCAATGCTCAATGTACTGCCTGTACATAAGCTGTGGGCAGCTGCGAAAACTGGCCAGCATTGTAGAGTCGATTGTATGGGGGAACATTGGGCGGCTCATTCAAATAACCCCTCTAGCAGTGCGGTGCCGTCAATCGGAGCTTTACTAGCCCGACTCTTTGCCGAAACCCTAGCTGCCCCAACTCTTCCTTCTCTGAGCATTACCAGTGCCTCTCTTAGCTCTTCCTTTGTCAGAGTTCCGGCTTTTGCCTTTGCCCTCCAAGTCTCTACCTGCGACTGTAGTTCTGGCGTGTACATACTTAATCCTTTCCTAGCGTTCGGGTTATGATTCTATAGCTACGTTGTGCAGTTTGCAAGTCTAAACTATAAGCCATACATGGTGGGAAGCCCTAGTGATTGCTACATACAAGCAACGAAGGGCAGTTTCTCTATCTCGATTACTTAATATATCTTTAACATCTACTAGAACTTCTCTATAAGTGCTCCCTTGACTTTTATGGGAGGTCTGGGCATAGGCTGGTGTTATGTAGTGAAAGGACTCATGGAACTCCCAAAAATCCTTCCAAAACCTCGGCACAGCTTTCGCCTGTTCTGCCAGTTCCCCCTTCCTCTTCTCTATATAGGCTCTGCCAGCTTCTGTGGGGACTCTTAAGGAAACTGTACCACCTTTGTCTAATGCTATGGACATATCCCAGATAGGGACACTATAAAGTGCATCGAAGCTAGGAGACATTTTAAGAATAGTACCCTCATCGCTGGTATTCATCAAAGGCAGAAACTCATCCTCGGAGTCTGAAGCAGGTTCCTGCGCCATAATCCTGTCTCCGACGGCAAAGATCTGCTCAGTTTCGGGGAATAAAAGCCTGCGACAAGTTGCGTTGAACCCATCAACGGAGAGGTTCCGCCAAGCTATCAACTTAATCATATCAGGTTTGCCCAGCAAGTCAAGACGCTTATGAAGGAAACTTTCAAGCTGTCCTCGGGGGAGATTACTCACATCCGCACTCTCCTGCAGGTCAACCCGCGAAGGCAGCGCACCAATTTTACTCTTAACATATTCTGCTAAGTCTAATATTGTGTTAGTATGCCTCACGACCTCAGTCAACTCCGCCTGATCCTCTATCCCCCAGACCGGACTTTCCACCTCACCTACCGGTGGAAGTTGGTACCTGTCTCCGAGGACTAGAAAACGTAAGCTCTGTCTTTTAGCTGCACTTTGGACAATCTCCCAAAGTTTCTTGTTCACCATCGAGCCTTCATCTATGACAATGAGGTCGAAGGTGGGGAATTTCTTCTTTTGAGAGTCCTTTAATATTTTTATACTCCCTGAAGGCTCTAACTTCAACCCCAGATAGGAATATATAGTAGAAGCTTCACAATGGAAATCTGCAGTTTCCAAAGTGTTGCGTAGTACGCTGACTGCTTTATTAGTGGGGGCGGTAAATAGGATTCTAGCCTTAGACCTTTTAGCAAACTCGCAGACGCAGAAAGTCTTGCCAGTGCCTGCGGCTCCGGAGGTCAGAAAAAAGGGAGAAGTTCCTGCTAAGAAGTTCAGCATTTTTTGAATAACCGCTTCCTGACTCTTTGTTGGTGTTTTCATTTCTCCACTTTCTTGTCAAAGTTGTGCAACCACTGGCGGATTAGGCCTTCCATGAGTTTCTGCCATGCGCCATGAGGCACTCGATTCTCCAGCTCAGAGAAAAGATGAAGATCAACTTTATCTATAAGCGAAGCGTCTAGACTTAAGTTCTTTAATCTCCTATCTACTACTGATTTCTGCCTTGACATTTCAATACTCCTTTATGTTTTACTTCCAAAAACTGCTGGGGGGTGCTTTCCTAAGCTTTATGCACTCCTTTTGGGTTTGCTCGTAGGCATGGGCAAGTATTCGCAGACTATCCTTTTTTATCTGAAAAAGTGCGAGAGCCGCCGTCCGCTCAATCACATCCCGAATACGTTTCTTTGATTCTCGCATTTTAAGCCCTTTCATGTGCTTGGGCTAGGGCATTAAGCAAGCATACTATCTCCGCGTCTTTTGCCGCCGCGCATCCTTGCCATGCAATCCACGCGGCTTTAATAGACGGCCACAGGTAATCCCCGTCACCAAATTTCTCAAGGCTCCATCCCCGCTGCTTTAGTGCAAAAACTTCGAATGCTTCTTGTTCATTGTTCATTTCAAATCCTTTCACACAACGGCTTAATGTAAATCGCCCGAATCTGCGGGTCTTGTAATGATGTCTTAAAATCCCGCAGTCCCATCGCATTATTTTGCATTGCCAAGTCACGCTGTTGAGTTACAACTGGTAACTCGCTGCGCAGTGCTACAAGCTCATCTAATGTTCCGGTGATGCGCAGGTATAGATAGAGGCCTAAAGCAGCCAATAGAACAGACCAGCCAAGCGTGATTAGTGTTCGGCGAATGTGCCAGCGATACTGGACTAGAATCTTATTCATTTTTTTGCTCTCCGGTGCTCAAATTATGTTAGGGGCTTCTGGCAGTGGCATCCAGTGTGTTGGGTGCATTTCAATACATTCCGATACTGCATCCCAATAAAAAACACCATCAGGGCCAATGAATGTGTACATTACAGCCACGCCTTCTTCTGCCTCATACCCAATGAACCTAGTCCCATCCTTTGACGCTGTTTCAATCGGTTGCCATTCCACAGTTCGTAGTTTGGCACTCTCTTCATCAATCTTTTCATAAGCCAAAAATTCTTTAGTCGCGGCTTCTCTTGCTTTATCTCGTTCTTTTGTTACCGTGGTTAACGCAGCTTCCAGCTCTGCTATCCTCTGGATATAGGGCGCACGGACTGCAAAATCCTTGTTGTCTAATTCACTCATTCTCCATTCTCCTCTAATGCTTTACGGCAGGCAGCTATAAAGTCTTTAAAATAACGCCCCTTTGCAGTACCTCTGTAGCCAGCATATACACGCACAAGTTCTACGGGAAGTTCTACCAGTACAGTTTTCTGTACTACTCGGTATTGTGTATCTTCAGACCACAGCGGAAAATTTTGTATTTTTTCCCAGCGCAGGTTTATCTCATTAAAATATTCAATTTCCTTCCCCTCCGCCCATGCTATGATGCAGTCGTAATGTTTTCTCTTAGTCATTTTTCATCCTTTCAATTTCCTTGTTCATAGTTTCACCTCTGATTTACGGTCGCGCACTGCTCGCGCTAGTTCTTTCTGCAACCTAGCAATTTCACTATTACATTCCAGATGAATGTCACCAGGAACCTGCTCGTTTAGAAAGATCATAACCCTTCTCCTTCTACATAAGTTATTTGGATACAGGCAACTAGCCCCGCACATCTACACTCTCTTGCAACCTCTTTAGTCTCGTGTGCAGTTACGAAGTCACGATATAGGTTAAGCCAGGCAATTTTTTCCACGTCTGCCATGAATAGATCTGATGGAGTTTGTCTGTCAGAGTAATAATTGCCGTTAACGGCAAAAACTCTCACTACACTGTCGTTTTCTAGGCCTTTTCCAGCAATCCACCCAATAACTTGGCGGCCACTTGGTGCTTCTGGATTATAGCCGCCAAACCTGAACTCTCTACCCTCACGTGTTATTACTTTGTCGCCAGCCATGCACTTTTTTATGTCAAACGGCTTCATTCTAGCTCTCCAGTTGTGCGAGCTGTGGGCAGTCCCACACATCAAGATACATTGCCTGCGAACTGTCTAGTTCTTTAATCAATGGGCAACCATACACAACTAGATGCGTTGCTTTCGAGCTATCCAATCGTGTGATCAATGGACACTCCCACACAACTAGATATGTTGCGTTCGAGCTGCCCAGCTCTGTGATCAATGGACAGTTTCCCACAACCAGGTGCGTTGCCTGAGAGCTGTCCAATTGTGCGAGCTGCGGGCAACCCCCAACATCAAGATATGTTGCATTCGAACTGTCTAGTTTTGGGATCAGCGGGCACTCCCACACATCCAAATATGTTGCCTGTGAGCTGTCCAGCTCTGCAACTAACGGGCAGTTCCACACAACCAGATACCTTGCATTCGAGCTGTCTAGTTTTGTTAGCTGCTGGCAGTTCCGCACATCTATTTTGCGTGCAGTTGCAAAGTGGGGCTTGGCGGCTTCTAGTGTTGGGTAGTCAATATCATCTAAAGTTATTTTCATCTTATTTATCCGTTCTATTTAATGGGGAGGCCGCATTGTCTATTCGCTGTGTCCCTACTAGGGGCGTTGTTAAGTAGTACATGCCCGCAGTACCGACAATACCACCAACTACAAACTTTCTTTGTGTAAGAGTGCCCCCGCATCACACTTCCTCCGGCGCGTGTTGAGAGGCTGCATTTAATAGTTTTTGTATCGTTTCAAAGGGGATATCTTCTAGCCCATACTTAAACCCCTCTGGCTTTTCACTACGCCCACCTGGCGCAAATGATGCGTAGGTGAATGTCTCATGATAAGTAAACCCTGCCAGCTTAGCTATTTCTATTATTGCCTTTCTGTTCAGTACAGGTGTACTGTCACGGAGAGCTGCAAATTCCATTAACTTATTCTCACAAGCACACGCATCCTCTTCACAAGCTATAGCCTCTCCTGCTAGGAGTGTGCAAAGTTCTGAATAAGCTAGTATCGCAGTTTCAAGCGCGTCAATCCTAGTTAGCAATTCGTTTACATACTCATAAGTGTAACCCATTCTGTTCCCCTTTTAATTAAAACAACTTACAGCAATCAGTATCAGCACAATTACAAATAGCAGCACTAGGTTCAGTTGCAACTTAGCACGCTCATATGCATGATTCTCTGCTTCGATCATCTCTTTCCAGTTCATCTTATTCTCCAATTACTGATCTGCGGACTGCGCGTGCTCTGAACTTGCTGAGCGTCTCGAAGCTGTCCTGACCGCCATTGAGGAAGTATTGACACCAGGCATAGTCAGAGGGAGAGCCATGCTGCTCACATGACCAGTACCAGTCTTTTTTAAAATGGTGGTCGGAAAATCCGAATACGGCGTACAGCATGGCTTGTTCGGACCGGGTGGGTAACACGCCGCCGTTGCTTTCAGCCCAGCTTAGTGCGGCTTGCCACGTGACGCCTGCCGCTTCGCCCGGCAGCAGGATGACGTGGTGTTTTGGCTTGCCGTCCTCGATGTAGGCACCTGCCCAGAGCTCGCCTTCGTTGAGCGTTGGGCAGGTGATGATTGGGCTTTTCAGCGCAGTTGCGATTTGATTCATGGTGCTCTCCTTTACTTAACCGCCTCAAATATAAAGCATAGCAGCATTGCTATCCCGCTTACTATCCCCAATAGCATCATTACTTTATTCGGATCAATTGGCTCATCTTCAACATGCAGCTTCTCTCCGCGAGTCCCAAACGCTTCCTGCATGCTCCTTGGTGCTTTCATATCTGCCCCCTCAGCTTTGTTAAACCAGAAAGAGTTAGTACCTTGCGCCGCTATCTCTTTCGAAATCATAATCTTCATAACTTGAAGCCGAATACCTCGTCCGCTCTTCGCGCGCCATAAGCTCCATTTCCCTAAGAAATTCTGTGTAAGCTTCTGAAGGCTCAAAAAGTATCCCAGCCCGTTTACATGCCCCAGAGTCTGTGCGCGCGAAGGTATCACAATAGGGAAAGGCGGTCTTTTCTGTCAGGCCTGTGACCACAGAAACCGCAGGAAAAGCGCGGACTCCCTTTGGATGCAGGCACTTTGAATAATTAACCGAAGAGCCTGCGGTCATAGGTACTAACTGACAATACTTACAATCTTTACAGAGTTTCATTTTTACCTCCTTCTATTAAATCCAGTAACTCGTCCACTAAGCCTTCTGTAGAATCGCCTAACACCTCTTCCCCTGAAGTCTTCTTAAACTCTTTAGCCTCTTCAACTTCCCAGCCAAACTCTCCGGCACAGCTTGGGCAGATAAGTGTATTCGTATGCTCGAAAGTTGTTCTCTTAGGCAAGTTGCCGCCCTTCGGCGCGGAGATAGCTGACCAACGAAATGCACCCTTCTCTCTTAAGTGTTTCTGCTCAAGTAAGAATTGCACGAAGAATGTCTGCTTGCTCCCGCAGTTACAGGTCTGCTTTGCGAACATGGCAACATTTGCAACGTCTTCCCAAGTCTGCCCAACCTCAATCTCTTCAATCGTTAATTTAAGTCTTTCCGCATCAGCCTTGCTAAGTTTGCCGTGCGCTAGCAGCTTTTTATTCGCTTTCAGCAAAGCTCTTTCCTCAATCGCCGCCTGCCCTTCGGCGAGCAGCAGGTCAAAGATACCCAACTCTCCTACAGACTCACTGCCTTCGTCGCTTGCCTCTACCACTTCTTGCGAAGGTAGGCTTTCGCCAGATTCTAGTAAGTTTAATTCTTCTTCAGTGTTGTGCATTTTATAGCTCCTCAGTTTAATGAATTCTACACGTAGTATATGATGCCATAGTCCACGCGTAGAATTCATTATATAACCGTATGGTCGAAGTTAGCAATAGCCTAATCAATAACTTCTAGGCAAAAAAATAGGCCAAGCGCATTGTCACTTGACCTATTAAAAATAGATAACTAAAACTGGGGAAAAGTTATCTATTTTTTAAAAATACTACTTAAAACTTAGAAGCCCGCCAGAAGTGCCTCGGTATCAATGCCAGATGCCTTAGCCTTCTCCGCTTGAATCTTCTGAATAGCCGCTGCTACTTTAGGCGAATCGCGCAAAGCATTCTTTTCGGCTGCTGTTTTATTTGCGAGAACTGCTTTGACTTCTTCTTGCGTTTTACCAGTAACAGCTACTAGAGCCTTAACAAGCAAGCTTGCGCCGTTGCCGGTTCCTGCTTTGCGCGCTTGCGCCCACTCACCAGCATCCAGACGGGTATGAAGTTCGTCAACGGCGATGACGCAGTCCTCAACAGACTCAATTCCGGCAATCTCGTCCCCGAACTTCTGGCTAATTCCGTGGGCAGCTGCTTTATGCAACAGCTTATGGTGCAAGGTAACCGTGCGAGTTTCTCCGTTGCGGAAGTCGAGGCGGAGGGTGATAACGCCATCTTTTTCAAACGTTTCTTTCTTCAGCTTTGCTTTGCCAGCAAACTCAACGATGCGGCCATCATCCATAGTTACTGTAAGGATTTCGGTAGGTTTGCGCTTGGCTTGTGCTTCTGTTGCTGCTTCTTCTGTTGCCGCTTTTTGTGCTTGTGTGCTCACGTTTATTACTCCTTATGGTTAGGTTGTCAGTTATGGTTTTAGGTAGAAATTCCCGTTGCCATGTGCCTATTATAGCGATATCCTCGCAGCTGTCAATAAAAATAAATACAGTTATAGTGTAGAAATATGTTGACAAAACCCATTCTATGAGCTTCCTCTCAATAGTAGGGGTTTTCCGGATTAACCCAGACTAAATTCTTAGCCTCCTGTTCAAGTTTTTCCTTCAGAACCTCTTGCGAGGTTAATGCCTCGTCCTTAGGCTTTTCTATCGCGAATTGTTTACAGATATTTTCTATCCCCCATGGGCTTCTTTGTGTTTTTCCAACAGTCAGCTGGCCAGTCTCTGTCAGGCTTATAGTAATCTCTTGCATAAGGTAGACAAATTCCGCCTCATCCGCGCTTAGTGGCAGCTTAGCTTCTAAGGCCTTCTCGAATTTCCGCTTTTTCTCCGACATATTTGCCCTAACCGACAGGCCTTTAGCCCTGCTAGGTAGTTGGAGCACAAGTGGTGAAATTAACGCCTTTCTGAGCATTTCGTTAGTACCCGACAAATCTGCTTTGTTTTTTGACATTCCAGTTCCTTTTCTGAATCACATTATACGTGGCGGATTGTCACGTTATTTGATTTTATCGGTATGAGTAGCAGGGGGCAAGTTAATGGCTGATAGCCTAGGGAATAGTCTAGGAATACCCCACGTAATCGCCCCCCTACGCATACCGATCATACCGTTTATACCGTTCTTGGCATTTTCCCTCACGGCCTTTCCCTCTCCCCCTATTTCTTTCCCACGCATAGCTACTATTTCCCGCGTGTTCTATTCCTCCTCCTTCTATTTGATTTATTTTTTTTTACTTAGAAAGAACAATGGATAGGAGGTTGGGTAGGGATAGGTAATGGGATAGGGAATAATGCACGCGCAGATAGGGATGGGAAAGGCCATACCCCAAACCACGTAGATCGGTATGATCGGTAGTAACGGTATGAGTGGACTGGCTATTATGCCGGATAGTTCTAGGATATTTAGTGGGCTATTGCCGGACTATTGATAAATATCTAGTCATACCGATAAAATCGAATAGTCTAATAATCAATAGGCAGTCAGCAGATAATCAATAGGTAATCAATTCCGCAGCTATTAGTCGATTCTAGGCGATTTCTAGCCCGTTTGGGGTATAGGTATGCCGGACGGGGCTAAACGTCAAATAGGGTCGTTTTAGCGATGATTAGGGGTGCTGGTTGGGGTAGCTGCATGCGTGGAATAGGCTATCATAATCCGCGCACGGAATAAATGGACGAGAAAAAACCCGCCGGAGCGGGTTGCGGGTTGCGGGTTGCGGGTGGGCTAACTAAACGGCTCCCTAGTCACCGGCGAGGTGTGCTGACCGCTCCATACGCATATCGTGCCGTTCCATAGTCGCCAGTTGGCACGCTAGCCGATAGAGTTTCGGGTTGACGTTGTATTGGTGCATATAATCCATTGCCGCACGGCTACCGTACATAAATCGCAGGTTTGCCGCATATTTTGCCCGTACGGCGGCTGGGGATATGTTGTAGATTTTCATGCTAGAAGTCCTCTAACAGCGCATCCACATCCATGCCAGAGGCTTTCACTTTTTCCGCCCGAAGTTTGGCAATAGCCGCCGCGATTTTCGGTTGCGCGGTCAATGCAGCTTTTTGGGTTTTGTCCAAAGTTTTCAGCTTTGCCACCACGTCCGCCAGAGGCTTTTTGGTAACTATGGCCAATGCCGCCGCCAACAGCCCGCCGGTCGATTCGCGCTCGCCGGATTCCACGCGCCAATTTCCGGCGTAGAGCCGACCAATCACCTCCTCCATCGCAGACGCCTTATCATCCGCGCTGGCCGATGCGCCGGTGGTTTTATTCCGTTCCATCGCCATTGCATCGGCGATTTTTTGCTTAAATCCGTTCAAGGTCGCCCGTGCGGCAATCTCCTCGTTGCATTTGGTCGGGTCGAATCTAACCGCCCGTCCGTTGGGGAATGTCCAGGTAAATGTGTCGTCGGCATAGGCGAATGCGACACGGTTTGTTTTAGTTGCGATGTTTGTTTTGGCACTCATGATTGTGATCTCCTAGTTTTGTGTGGTGGATTGCGGAATTGCGGAATTGCTATCCATCTACCCCCTACGCCGCCAGTTTACTATAACGTCCACGCGTGTCAACTATTATTTGCGTGGTTTATCAAACTATATTTTGTAATAATTTGTAAACAACTATTGACGCGGCTCGGCATATAGCGTATTCGCGCGCGCCCGTTCCTTTTATATGTGCCATTCGGCGCAGCTGCCATAGCTACCATAGCAGCTGCGCCCGTTAGCAATCAACCCCTAGCCCAATTCCCTCCATTGATGATAGCTTAGGGGGGTAGGTTGCGGCTTAGGGGGTCTGGTTAGGTGAACGTTAACGGTATCAATCCCCGCACTCCATCGCTAAGACTGAAAAACACCACTAATCCTCCAGGTTTCAAGACACTTTCTACTAGAAACTGGAGAGGTTAAAAAAATAAAAAAGAGGAAGAGCTCGATTCCCGCGCGGATTATAGATAATATGAGCAGAATATGGAACCATAATCCACGCAGGGTAACCTTCCGACTTGATCTTCCCCCCGAATTCATCTATTATCTAAACTCGCAAGACAGACTGCTCAAGGGGCAATAGCTATGGAACCTTTATCTACTACAGACTTTAACAAAGACGCTATCCAGAAAGTTAGCTATACACATGATAGCATAATTGACTGGATGATTGCGAACCCTCGCGCGGCTACGCGGAAAGAGATAGGGGCACAGTTCGGCTACACAGAAGTCTGGATGAACAGGCTCGTCGGTAGCGATGCTTTCCAAGCTCGACTTGCGCAGAGAAGGGAAGAGTTGGTTGACCCAATACTTCGAAATACGGTGGAAGAGAATATGAAGGGGCTTGCACAGCTTAGTCTAGATGTGCTTATGGAAAAGTTAGCTACTGATAGGAGTACAGAAGTAGCTTTGCGTACCCTTGATATGACCAGTCGGGCTTTAGGCTACGGTGCAAGGGATAATGGGACTACGCCTAAAGTAAGTGTGAATTTTGTAGTTGCAATGCCGAATAAAGTTGCCGATGTCGGTGCCTGGGCAGATGCACATAATGGACAAGTTATGGGAGGGTAAGATATGACAAGCCAAATTATTAAGATGCCAAGCAGTCAGCAAGCAGCCTTGCCTAAAATGCCGGTAGAAGTGCAGAATGCGCTCTCTCACGCTCTTATGACGCATTATCTAGCTGCACTGGCTCAGCAAGGAAATGCTAACAGAGACCCTGCAACTATGCTTCGTCCAATGCAGGGGAAGTAGGTGGCACAAGTTCAGGAAGTTGAGCAAAGAATAATCTGGCAGCCACAACTTGGTCCCCAGACTGCCTTGATCCAATGTCCGGTTTTTGAGGTATTCTTTGGTGGCGCGCGGGGAGGTGGAAAAACTGACGCTTCTATTGGAGACTGGCTTCAGCACTCTAACACTTATGGGAAAGATGCTATTGGCATCTTCTTTCGTCGGAAGGTTGTGCAATTAGCAGAAGTGATTGCTAGGACAAAGCAGTTATTTATCCCCCTTGGGGCGAAGTATCATGAGCAGAAAAAAGAGTGGGTGATGTCAACCGGAGCGCGGCTGAAGTTCGCTTACCTAGAAAGAGATTCGGATGCGGAAGAATATCAAGGGCATAGCTATACCAGAGTGTACATTGAAGAGGTTACAAACTTCCCCTCAGCTTCCCCGATAAATAAACTGAAGGCTACCTTGCGAAGTGGTGCTGGTGTTCCGGTCGGCCTGCGCTTAACTGGTAATCCTGGAGGTGCTGGACATAACTGGGTAAAGGCAAGATATATTGACCCAGCACCACAAGGTTATGTAGTTTTTCAGGACAAAGAAACACTTTCTCTTGATAATGGCAGTGTTAAAGTTGTTTCGTTGGACAGAGTATTCATCCCCTCCAGAATCGGGGACAACCGGATTTTGATGAATAACGACCCGACCTACATATTAAGGCTCCGACAGTCGGGAAGTGAGCAATTAGTTAAGGCATGGTTAGAAGGCAATTGGGACATCGTTGATGGGGCTTTCTTTGATGAGTTCTCCGAAGCTTTGCATATATTACCCAGCTCTTTTATTAATAATATACCAGACAGTGCCCTGCGCTTCCGCGCCTTTGACTGGGGAAGCGCCAAACCCTTTTCTGTTGGCTGGTATGCCTTATCTGACGGAGAGTGGGGACTGCCGAAGAATGCACTTTTAAAGTATAGGGAATGGTATGGAGCATCTGGGCCAAATAAGGGCTTAAAGATGACTGCGGACTTAGTAGCTAAAGGTATTCTAGAGAGGGAGAAGGGGGAGAGAATTCGCTACGGCGTGGCCGACCCTTCAATCTATGTCCGAGACGGCGGGCCGAGTATTGCAGAAAGTATGGCAGTTATGGGATGCTCCTGGAAACGGGCTGATAATAAGAGGAAAGCTGGCTGGGAGGCTTTGCATCAAAGACTGCTGGGCAAAGAGGGTAAACCGATGCTGTATTTCCTTGAAAACTGTGAAGATACTATTCGCACTTTACCAGTCCTGCAACACGATGAGAGTGACCCAGAGGATTTAGATTCCGAAGCCGAAGATCACGCTGCTGACGAACTCCGCTATGCAGTTATGAGTAGACCTTGGCTGACGCGGGCAGAAGAAATGCCAGGAACAGTATTTCCAAAACTCCCGAATGAAATGACAATAACTGAGCTTGTTGCTAATAGAACTAAAAAGCGGCAGGCTCAGGAAGATGCTAACTGGTAAAAGGAGAAGGTATTATGAGTGTATTGACGGAAGTGCAGAGCTGGTCTAAAGAGATTGAAGATGGGCTTAAGCGAGAGCGGGACTGGCGGAAAGCTGCTGGGGAAGCTGTAGGTATTTATGAGGGCGGGAAGAAGTCAACTTATCCATTTAACATACTTTACTCCAACACAGAAACTTTTGCACCGGCACTGTACAACTCAGTACCTAGGCCAGTAGTTAGCCGCAGATTTAAGGATAATGATCCGGTCGGGCTCCAAGCCGCACTACTTTCTAAGCGTGTGCTGCAGTACCTTATGGATGATAATGGTATGGAAGGGACAACTTTCGATGGCATGATGAAAGCGGTTGTCCTAGATGCACTGATACCTGGGCGGGGGGTCACTAAATTTCAGTATCTGCCTAAGTTCACTACACAAACTAGCCTAGAGGGGAAGGAAGAGCAGGTACTTATTGGTGGTACGGTCGGTGCGGTGGAGGTGCCTTGGGATCAGTTTATAACTTCCTATGCTAAGAAATGGTCTGATGTTACTTGGGTAGCCTACCTTCATAAGATGTCCAGGGCAGAGTTGGTAGAGAACTTCCCAGAATACGGTAAGGATGTGCCGGTGACCGCACCTGCTCCGGACGGTGGTGAGGGGCAACTCGGCTGGGTAGCTGGCAAGAATGCGGATGACTTTACCGGAGTTAAGTTTGCAGAGGTCTGGGAAATCTGGGACAAAGAGAAGAAAGAAGTTCTTTTCATATGTAAAGAGTTTGCAGAAGTTTTGAAACAGGTAGAGGACCCACTTAAACTTGAGGGTTTTTTCCCGAGCCCTAAGCCCCTCATGCTCTTTGCCAAAATTACAGACATACTCCCAATTACTTTATACTCTCTTTACGAAGAACAAGCTAAAGAGCTTAACGGAATAACTACGAGGATTCGCAAGCTGATAGCAGCCCTAAAAGTTAGAGGTATGTATGATGCTACAGTTGCTGGCATTGATAAAGTAATCTCTGCTGAGGACAATACACTCATACCTGCCGAGAACGTAGCCTCTATGCAGCAAGGGCAGTCTTTGGAAAGCGCAATTTGGCTGATGCCACTGGATAAAATCATTTCTGCACTTCAGCAACTCTATTCTCAAAGGGAGCAAGTTAAACAGATAATTTATGAGATAACTGGTATAGCTGATATAATGAGAGGGGCGAGCAGTGCTACAGAAACCCTAGGAGCCCAGCAGTTAAAGAGTCAGTGGGGGACTCTGCGGCAAAAGCGCATGCAGAAAATGATAATTGCTTATGCCAGAGATTGCATGAGGATTATGCTAGAGGTTGCTCTTAACAGACTCGGAACGGCCACAATTAAGAAGATGACGAATAGCCAACTGCCGAGTCAGGAAGAGCAGCAACTAGCTCAGACTTATATGCAGGCAGGGCAGCAACCTCCACCACAAGTGCAGCAACTTCTCTCCCAGCCTTCACTAGAGTCTGTACTGGCTATGCTGCAGGACGCAGAACTTAGAAACTATCGCATAGATATCGAGACTAATTCAACCATTGATTTACAAGCTACGGAAGACAAGGAAGATATTGGGCAACTACTAAACGCTTTGGCACAGTTCTTTTCGGGTATTGGCCCTCTGGTTGAGAACGGCTCTATGCCTTTTGGGGCCGCTAAAGAGATTATGATGATGGTCTCTAGACGCTACAGGTTCGGGGATGAGCTTGAAGGCGCGCTGGAGCAAATGCAGGCACCTAATCCGCAGCCACCACAGGGGGGAAGCCCTCCACCTAATCCGGCGGAGGTTCAGGCTCAGATGGCTAAGGCGCAAGTTGCAACGCAGACTGCGCAGACGCAACTGCAGGCAGAAGGATTAAGGCAGAAGGGTCAGATGCAAGAAGCGGAATTTGCATCAGCCCGTCATGCAGCCAGAATGCAGGAACTCGCACAAGCTACGCAACTGGCCATTATCCAGCATGAGGCAAAAGTTAGAGAGATTAAGATTAAAGGAGATCCCCGTGCTATATGATTATGAGTGCCCTGACTGTGGGTTTTTGGTAGAAGTCTCAAAGAAGCTTAAGGATTTTGACAGGATTGAAACTTGTCCAGATTGCGGGTACACTTTGAGGCGAAGATTGACTCTACCTGCCGTAGTCAAGGATTATGCTGCTTACAATTGCCCTATAACCGGTAAACGTATTGAGGGGAGAAAGGAGCATCTTAAGAATCTTGAAAAGCATAATTGCCGATTACAGGAACCTGGAGAAGTGGAAGAGTTAGTAAAGAGGAAGGCAAAGCAGGAAGAGCAGTTTATAGAGAAAGTAGGAGACCAAGCAATTGAGGTCTTTCAGAGCATGCCCATACAGTTACGAGATAGGGTAGCAGGGGAACTTGTCCAAGGGGCAGAAATCCCTTTCATTAGAGTATAACTTAAGGAGTAGTAAAATGGCACAAGATGCAGAATTTGACATTGCCGGCGCAATGGAGACTTTGGAAGAGGGTTTGGGTTTAGGCCTGGAACTGGAGGAGGGTGGGGAGGAACTTGTTAAGGAGGCTATCGCAGAAACCCCCCCTGCGGTAACCGAGGCAGTCCCAGCAGCACCCTCTACAGAGGCTCCTGCAGCAACGGTTCCGTCTGTGGAGGCTCCCCCAAAGACTTGGCGTCCTGATGCACTGACTGAGTGGGAGAAGCTCCCAGCGAAGGTTAGAGCAGAAGTTATAAAACGTGAAGATGATATGTTCAGGGGTTTAGAAAGTTATAAGCAGAAGGCCCAGTTTGGTGAATCTTTCCAAGGCGTACTGCAGCCACATCTGACACTCCTGCAGCAGCAAGGCATCGAGCCTGTCGGGCATGTAGGGAACTTACTTAAAGCTCATGCGATGCTTTCAACAGCTCCGCCAGAAGCCCGTCATCAGATGTTTACACAACTGGCACGGGATTATGGGATTAACTTGCAATTCCTGGCACAGACTGCACAGAGCTACGTACCCCCTACACCGGAAGTGGTGGACTTGCAAAGAAGGTTGAATGAGCTACAATCTATCACATCGCGAAATGAGCAGATGCAGCTGCAAGCCAAAGAAGCCCAGCTTAATGCCCAGATCGAGAAGTTCCAAAGTAACCCGGCTAATATACACTTTGCAACTGTGGCCAACGACATGGTGGAGTTGCTGAGCAGAGGTATTAGCACGACGCTGGAAGATGCTTATGAAAGAGCTGTCTGGACTAATCCTGCAACAAGAAGCCTAGAGCAAGCCCGCGTATCGGCGGAGGCGCAAGCCAAAGCGGCTAAGGCTTTAGCAGATAATACAGCAGCTGCCAAGAAAGCAGCTTCGGCGAATGTCAGGACCTCAACGAAGAAGGGTAGTGCTACGGCTGCCACAGGTTCGATGGAAAAGACGCTGGAAGAAACTCTAGCAGAAATCAAATCTCGCAGTTAAACTCTTTAGAAGGAAATAATCATGACAAGCCCAAATGCCATTTTTACGGAACTGGTGGCAACCACCTTCCGTAAGCATAGTAAAGAAATTAAGGATAACGTTTCGCTGCATCACGCACTGCTGAGTCGCTTAGTCAAGAAAGGTCAGATTCGCCATGAAGATGGTGGTTTGACTATCGCTGAGCCTTTGGACTATGCAAATAACAGTACATACCAGCGCTACTCTGGTTATGATGTGCTGAACATTGGCGCAAGCGATGTTATCAGTGCAGCAGAGTATCAGTGGAGACAGATCGCCATTAACGTAGTTGCCAGTGGGTTGGAGCTTCGTACAAACAGCGGCGATGCTCGCATTATCAACCTGGTGAAGGCTCGGACAAAGAACGCAATCCGTACTTTCAAAAACAACTTCTCTTTAGATCTCTACTCCAATGGCACCTTGCCAAATCAGATTGGCGGCCTGCAGGCGATCGTAGCGGATAACGGCTTAGGAGTTATTGGTGGTATCGACTCTTCTCAATGGGCTTTCTGGGCTAATCAGGTTCAGAGTGCAGCAGCGCCCCTGCAAGGCGGTGGGGCTATCGCACCTTCAGCGGCCACTATGGAGAGTCTCATGCTGCCATTGTACCTTAACTTGACTCGTAATGATGATCAGCCAGACTTGATCGTTGCGGACATCAACTACTACACTTTCTTTGAGCAATCTCAGACAAGTATCAAACGCTATATGGATAAGGATACGGCTGACGCTGGTTTCTTGAGCCTGAAGTATAAAAAAGCAGATGTGCTTTTTGACGGCAACTCCGGCATCCCTGCTAACCATATGTATTTCCTTAATACAGACTATCTGTCTCTGGTAGCCCATAAAGATGCGGATATGACAGTTATGGATGAAATGAAGCCCTACAACCAGGATGCGGCAGTTATCCCTGTTCTGTGGATGGGAAATATGACATCCAGTAACCGCCACCTGCAAGGTGTCTTGAAAGCGTAACTATAGCTCGCGTGGATTATGGCAACATATCCCGCGTGCGTTAATTAAATCAATGAAGGAGAATTATCATGAGCGCAGGTATTCCAGTAATCCCTATGGTGGGAGCAAGTCTTAGTAAGAATGATGCTGTGCAGGCTCGGGCACTTAACACGCCCCAGATCGATAACTTGAATCAGACTTGGGTATATGTAAGTAACCCAGGGGCAGCAATCCCTGCGACTACTGTTGTTATCCTGACAGAGCCTGCGGGAACTGTGGCGGCGGGAGCAGGTAATTATACTGCTGACTATGCACTTGGCGCAGCGACTTTCGGCTGGGTTCGTAAGACAGCTTCACCGTTGTAATGTAGTAGTCCCTGGGGAAAGGGTTCCCAGGGAATTTTTCTCTCTTTGGAGTTATTATGGAAATCTTAAAAGATAGGCCGCCTTATGTTGTATTTGAGCATCGTCCAGTTGAGGATAGGAATGCTAGTATAGAGGCTGGGCACTATGTGGCTAAAGATGTTGTGTTTGCACTTATCACTCCTCAAGGTTCAAGAGATAGAATTGAACAAAGAGCAGATGACTGGTTCGTTATGCTTGAAAAAGAAGTCAGCGATGCCCGCTTCCCTGCAGAATGGCTAAAGGCCTACAAGGGTGTTTATAAGGACTGGTTAGAAGGACGGGAAACACCTACCTCCGGCACTTCTATTAAACTTTGGCCTATCCTTCGCCCTTCATTGGTCAATACTCTCCTGGACATCAACTTACGTACTGTGGAAGATGTGGCCAATGCAAACGAAGAGTCTGTTGGTCGCATAGGCATGGGGGGAAGACTACTCAAGCAACAGGCTATTGACTGGCTGGCTGCGGCCTCCAGTGTCGGCGTGGTGAGCGAGCAGTTGGCTAGCTTGCGTGCGGACAATGCAGCTTTAGTTGAGCAGAATAATAAACTCTCGGAGGAGGTTAAAGCCTTGCTGGCTAAACTCACCACGCCAACTAAGCAGGCAGAAGTTTCTAGGAAGATTTAAGCTCCTATGAAAACCCTCATACAGATTGTTCAAGAGTTCCTAGCCAGAACAGGCCTTCCTGCCGCAAACTCTGCTATAGGCAATCCTAATCGCCAGCTTGCGCAGATAGTCAGTCTATGTAATGAAGTCTGCGAAGAACTTGTAACGAGGGGGCTTTGGCAGTCTCTGCAACAGGAGGCCGTTTTTACCACAGTTAATGGTGAAAACCAAGGGAGTCTAGCAACCCTAGCCCCTAATGGCTTTCTTTACATACTCAATCAAACTATATATAACAGAACACTGCGCTTACCAATCTACGGCCCGATGAGTGCTGAGCAGTGGCAGGCCTTGAAAGCACTTCCCACAACTGGACCTTTTTATAAGTACCGAGTTCGCGATGGGAATGTACTTTTTAATCCTGTAGGTATAGCTGGGCAGACTTGTGCCTTTGAGTATGCGAGCAATGCGCCAGTTTTAAGTGCTGTCTCTGGGACTAATACCTCTTGGTTTACTAATGATAGTGACACCTTCCTTCTTGATGCTAATCTGATGATGGCAGGGCTGCGCTGGAAGTGGAAATATGAACAAGGTCTGCTTTACTCTGAAGACTTCACAAGGTTTGAGATTCTAGTGAATAATGCCTTGGGGCGTGATGCTTCCAAGGCACAGTTGAAAATGGATTCTGGTGTTGAGGATTATCGCCCTGGTATTATGATTCCTTACGGCAACTGGAATGTCTAATGATGCAAAAACCTAAAGCTGCTGGTTCCTCTGGTAACCGTTCCAGTTCGGAGACCAGCCTAGCCTCTCCTTCTGGTGGTTGGAATGCGCTTAACACTATAGCCTCAATGCCTCCTAATGATGCCTTTCTCTTGGACAATCTAGTAGCAGGCCCCAATAATGTCTATGAGAGAAGTGGTTGTATAAACTGGGCTACAGGACTGCCTGGACCAGTTCAATCAATAGTACCTTATAACTCAGCTGCAAAGCAACAGCTTTTTGCTATCTCCGAGGGGGCTATTTATGATATAACTGCCACTGGTACGGTTGGAGCTCCGGTTGTGAGTGGCCTCTCCTTTACCCCTTGGCAGCATGTAAACTTCGGTACTCCTGGAGGACAGTTCCTTATAATAGTAAATGGAGTAGACTCCCCCTATATATATGATGGCACAACTTGGCATGCTATATCTAATACAAGCACTCCTTATGCAATAACTGGAGTAGACCCGAAAACATTTATCAACGTGCAGATTTTTGGGAATACCCTCTGGTTTGTGCAGAAAGCCACTCTCTCAACTTGGTTCTTGCCGGTTTTGCAGATTGCTGGGGCAGCTAGTCAAATAGACTTTACTTCCCTTTTCCGGCGTGGTGGTTCGCTGATAGCTATGGGGGATTGGACTATTGATGCTGGCTTCGGTATGTTTGATAATGCGGTTTTTATAACTTCCGAAGGTGAGGTGGCAATCTATCACGGAACAGACCCAACAAATGCCAATAACTGGGCACTGATAGGCCTCTATCGTATAGGAGCTCCCATAGGCTATCGCTGCATGCTTAAATATGGTAGTGACTTATTGATAATAAACCAGGACGGATTGATGCCACTAAGCCAGGCACTGCTTTCCAGCCGAGTGTCTACTGCTACGTCTTTGAGTAATAAAATACAAGGCGCAATTTCAAATGCCACCTCGCTCTATGGCAATCAGTTTGGCTGGCAGGTTGAATTGCTCCCTGCCCAGAATCTGCTTATCCTAAACGTACCCGTTTCTGGGCAACTGCAACAGTATGTGATGAATACCTTGACAAACTCATGGTGCAGGTTCCTCGGCTGGAATGCATACTGCTTCGAGCTGTTCCAGAATAACTTGTATTTTGGGGATAACGGCACTGTTAAACTTGCCTGGCAAGGTAATACTGACGCTGGTATCCCTATTACCTGTGAAGTTATAACTGCCTTCACCGGACTGGGGACGCCGAAGCCTAAGAAACTTAAAATGGCAAGGCCTATATTTAATACAGACTCCACAAGTATAGCTCTGGCCATAGGGGCTAGTATTGATTATGATGTAAACTCTTACCTGTACCCTATAACGACAACGCCGACTTCCCAAGCTCTCTGGGATACGGCTCTTTGGGACAATTCCGTCTGGGGAAATGCTTTCGCTGTAGCAAAGGATTGGGAGACACTTCAAGGTATAGGCAGGACTGTAGCCTTACATATGAAGTTCTCTGCTCAAGGAAGTAGCTTGCAATGGTCGGCTACAGATGTTATATTTGAGGTGGGCGATGGGCTATAGTTGGACAAGCAGGGAGAGCGAAGTTTCCCCATGGCTTGAAGCTGGTCTAGGGCAAAAATACTATTTACCTGGAAGCTTCATAGGAGTTAAGTTTGACGGTAGGCTCATCTTGGCAGTTAAGTATGAATGTTTCACAGGTGTGTCAGTACAGGCGCATATCACTAAGGAATCTTTAGCTTATATTCCGGCTAGATTTTTCCATCTTATTTTCTGGTATCCTTTTATACAGCTTGGGGTTGAACGAGTTTTCATTTCGATAAATTCTGGGAATAGGAGATCACTTAAACTGACTTCCCATATGGGGTTTAAGGAAGTTGCTAGGATTTCTGGGATGCTTAAAGGTGAAGATTTTATTTGGTTTGAGCTTCTGGCAAAGAGCTGTAAGTTTCTTGAAGGCAGCTTTAGGGCTAAAGAGGCTTTGCTAAGTTTAGAGTTTGAAGGAGGTTCTAATGGGGCAGTTGGCAGGTAGTATTCCAGGAGCGGCTACTATGTCTCCAATGGCAGCTGCTACTCCGCAGGCTGTAAATAGTCCGCCTATACAAAGTCCTGTTGTAAGTGTAAATCCTACGACAGGATTTAACTATAGCAATAATGGGACTTCCTTCGGCTTTAATGGTCAGCCTAACTCTGCGGGTGGGGGGACTTTAGCCTCCGCTTTACAGAATAGTTTAACAGGTGCTGCTACTCCACAAGTAGGGGCACTGACTAATTACCTTCCTCCAGGGGGCTTTCCGGTGAATACACCTACTACACCCCCGCAACCTTACCCAACACAGGTAAGCCCTTTGCAGCCGCCAAACTACCCAATAAACACTTCAGGCTATCCGGTTCCGCTAAATGGCTCGGGTGTGCGAGCATACGCACCTTCTGCCGGTCTATCTAGTGTTTCTAGTGCAATTCCCGCCCTTTCTTTTAGGAGCTTCTGATGTCATCTCTTTTTAGTGGCCCGCCAGCTGCCCCCGACTACACTAGCGCCGCTGCCCAGACTGGTGCGAGCAATCTTGCGGCGCAGGCCTCTGCTAATGCCGCGAATCACTCGAACATGGTGGGGCCAACTGGTTCACTGACCTATCAATACGACCCTGTAACTGGTCAGTATAATGGCACGCAGACGCTTTCTCCCGCTGAGCAGACACTACTAAATCAGCAGCAACAACTTGGTATGACCTCTGGGGCAATGGCGCAGAACCAACTTTCACAGCTTGGCCAGGTGGCAGGGAATATCAATATCAGCGGGCTGCCTGGAGCCCCTCAGATAGGAGGTTTTGGGTATAATAACTTGCCAGCAGATCCTATGAATGGCCTGACTGCTCAAAATGCTATTATGTCGAGATTGCAACCGCAAGAAGCTATTCAACAGACTTCTTTGAACAATCAACTGGCAAATCAAGGAATTATGCAAGGGAGTCAGGCGTATAATAATGCACAGACGCAGCTCGGGTATCAACAGACAGATGCAAATCAGCAGGCAGCTCTGCAAGGTATCGCTGTAGACCAGCAGAATAGGCAGTTAGCTGTACAGAATCAGCTTGGTGCTTATGGGGCAAATACGGCTGGGGCGCAGGCACAGAACGCTATGAATATGGGGCAGTATCAGCAAGGCCTGAACTCCCAAGTTACACAGCAAAATCAGGCTATGAATGTACAGAACATGCTCAGTGGAAGGACTAACCCAAATATGCCGTCTTATGGAAGTCCTGCGGCAGCAGCTAGTGCTGGGGGGACTAACTACCTCGGGGCGGCACAAGCTGCCGGTAATTGGGGAACTGGAGTTTATAACGCCCAACAAGGGATGCAGGGTCAGGCTCTCGGCGGCCTGGCTGGCCTAGGCGCAGCC